TTCCCCATGGCTAAAGTTGGCCGCCCATCGACGTATAAGCCTGAGTACTGCAAGACAGTCATCGAACTCGGTAAACTGGGGAAATCGTATTCTCAGATGGCAATCGCTTGCGGTACTGTTCGTGGTACTTTGGATTATTGGAATAAGGAAATCCCTGAGTTTTCAGCAGCTCTCGCGTTAGCAAGGGAATATTCGCAGAATTGGTGGGAAGAAGCAGGGCAAAATGGCCTTGATAATCGTAATTTTAACGCCCAGCTGTGGCTAAAGAACATTTCCTCACGCTTTCGGGATGATTACGCAGAGCGCCGCGTTAATGAAGTGGTTGGCAAAGATGGTGGACCTGTAAAGATTGAAACAAAAGTCATTGAAGCAAAAGATCTGGACGACGAATCGCTGGATATCATTGAACAGGCTCTTGCTGCGTCTTTAGAGGCGTCTGAGGACGAATGAGCAAGAAAGCCGGTATCATAGCCCCTAATCGCGACGCGCCCGTTCACATCCGTTTAAAAGGCGAAATAGTCGATGCCACTAAGTCGCTGTTCAATGTCCGCAAGGAAAAATGCGAACGCAGTCTAGAAAACTTTATCAAATACGCATGGGAAGTGGTCGAACCGGGGCAACCATACTCGGATAATTGGCATATTGGGTTCATTTGCAAGCACTTGCAGGCCATTACAGACGAAGTGATGATTAACGATGAACAGTATTACAATCGCCTTCTGATCAACGTTCCGCCCGGCATGATGAAGTCCTTGCTGCTCAACGTATTCTGGCCTGCATGGGAATGGGGTCCGCGCAATATGCCGCACCTGCGCTATGTCTGCGCCTCGCACTCCCTGAACAACGCTATCCGTGACTCAACCAAGATGCGACGCCTCGTATCGTCTGACTGGTATCAGGAACGCTGGGGAGACAGGGTAAAACTTACAGGCGATCAAAACCAGAAGACCAAGTTTGAAAACACAATGACTGGTTTTCGCCAAGCGATTGCTATGGATGGCATGACAGGTGCTCGTGGCGATCGCGTATTGATCGATGACCCTCATTCTGTTGATAGTGCCAACTCTGAAGCACAACGGCAGTCTACCATCGATACCTTCGAGACGGCAGTGCCAACCCGACTAAACAACCCAGACAAGTCGGCCATCATTGTTATCATGCAGCGGCTCCATGAAGAGGACGTTTCTGGTGTAATCATTGAGAAGCAGCTTGGTTATGACCACATCATGTTGCCCATGGAGTACGATCCAGAACGCGCCGCGCCAACAATGTTGGGCCATGAAGACCCGCGCACGGAGAAGAACGAACTTCTATTCCAGTCCCGTTTTCCTCGCCATGTCGTTGATCGTGATAAAAAAATCATGGGATCCTTTGCAGTTGCAGGGCAGTTCCAGCAGACGCCAACGCCAGATGATGGTGGTATCATCAAAAAAGCCCACTGGCAGTTGTGGGAAAACGACAATATGTTTCCTGATTTCGACTTCATCATCGGATCAGTGGATACCGCATTTACCGAGAAGACCGAGAACGACTATACCGCTATGACCGTTTGGGGCGTGTTCTCTGAGGATCCTGTCGCGCAATCGTCAAAAATCGAGCGTGTTTACAAGCAGCCGCACCCGAAGGTTATGTTGATTTACGCTTGGCAGGAACGGTTACAGCTCGCAGGCGTGGTTGAAAAGATCTCTTGGACCTGCAAGAAGTTTCCAATCGATCGCGTCCTAATCGAAGACAAGGCGGCAGGCATTCCGGTGGCAACCGAGCTTCGCAGGCTCTATGCAGGGTCAAACTTCGGCGTTCAGCTCGACAACCCCGGATCCATCGACAAGCTATCTCGCCTGTATTCTGTTCAGCATTTGTTCGAAGAAGGCTTGGTTTACGCTCCCGACAAGGCTTGGGCTGACGAGGTAATCCAGCAGTGTATCCGCTTTCCAAAGGCCAAACACGATGACCTAGTGGACACAGTGTCCATGGCTATGCGATACTTGCGCCGATCTGGGTTTATTCAGAGGGCAGAGGAAGTACAGGCGGCATTGGATGACACCAAGCTGCACCGTGGTACTCCGCCCGTACCGCTATATGGGGTTTAACGTATGCCGCTCGCACCTCCTAATCTTCGCCTACCGGGGCAAGACATCAATGAACCGTTCAATGAGGACGGCGTAGAGATCGTCATGGATGACGGCGAACCAGCCGAGGGGATGGACGAGCACGGCAACCTCATGACCATTGAGACGCCCGATGGCGCTATTACGTTGACGCTTGATGGCTCTCCACTGGAGAAGGCTGGTAAAACCGGCGGCGATTGGTTCGACAACCTAGTTGATGACATTGACCAGATGGAACTGGGTACGATCGCGTCTGACTTGCTCAAAGGTATCCAAGACGATCTTGAATCGCGCAAGGAATGGATTGACGACAGAGCGCAGGGCATCAAGTTGCTTGGCCTGAAGGTTGAGATCCCCGGATTGGCAGGCGCAGCAGATGGCGCTCCCGTTGAAGGTATGTCTCGTGTTCGTCACCCATTGCTTCTCGAAGCAGTCCTACGGTTCCAAGCCAATGCACGGTCGGAACTCCTGCCAACTGACGGGCCGGTAAAAATCCGCGAGGACAACAACAATGCCGACCTCCAGTCAGATCAGCTTGCCAACGACCTCGAAAACGATCTCAACCACTATCTCACGGCCACTGCCAAAGAGTATTACCCTGATACCGACCGAATGCTCCTCATGTTGGGCTTTGGCGGGACGGCGTTCAAAAAAATATATTTCTGTCCCCTACGCGGTCGTCCAGTTAGCGAAAGCGTCGATGCCGATGACTTGATTGTAAACAACTCTGCCACTGATCTGTCCAACGCTTCCCGTATCACCCATCGTATCTACATGCGCCCGTCAACCGTCAAACGTATGCAGATCCTTGGCGTGTACAAAGACATTGATTTGTCAACTCCAAAAATGCCGGAGCTTGATGCTGCTCAACGTGAAAAGAAGGCCCAACAGGGCATCACGATGGACAACAATAATCCTGAAGATCGCGATCGGGAAATCTACGAGTGCTACTGCGAGTTGAACCTCAAGGGAATGGAACATAAGCGCAAAGGTCGGGAAACCGGTTTAGAAATTCCATACCGTGTAACCATTGATGCATCGTCGAAAGAAATTCTCTCGATCGTTCGCAACTATGACGAAGATACCAAAGATCTTCCAGAACCACGGCAGAACTTTGTCAAGTATACTTTCGTACCCGGCATGGGCTTCTATGATATTGGCTTGCTACATATCCTTGGTAATACCACTAACGCACTGACCGCAGCTTGGCGCGAAATGCTTGATGCTGGTATGTACGCCAACTTTCCCGGCTTCCTCTATGCCGATACTGGCGCTCGCCAAAACACCAACATCTTCCGCATTCCTCCCGGCGGTGGCGCACTTGTTAAAACTGGCGGTATGCCAATCAACCAAGCAATCATGCCTTTGCCATACAAAGACGTTGGTGCCGGTTTGATGCAGTTGACGGATAACATGGCCCAGACTGGTATGCGCATTGGCGGTACGTCTGAACAGGCAGTTGGCGAAGGTAAGGGTGACGCTCCGGTCGGAACAACGATTGCCCTGATTGATCAAGCCACCAAGGTCATAAACTCCGTTCATAAACGTATGCACTCGGCGCAGGCTGAAGAGTTCCAGTTGTTGGTGCAATGCTTCCGTGAAAACCCAGAATCGTTCTGGCAGAAGAACCGCAAACCTGCCCGTCGCTGGGATCAAGAGACATTCATCCGCGCCCTAGATCAGGTTGATCTCGTCCCGCAAGCAGATCCTAACACGGCATCGCAGACCCAGCGTCTCATGAAAGTTGTGGCACTGAAGCAAATTCAAGCGCAGAACCCATCATTGTATGATCCTATCGCGATCGATACGGCTGCGTTGCAAGCAGTTGGCTGGTCTAACCCAGAACAGTTTATGATCCCTGCGTCTACCCGTGGAACTCCTCCGCCAGAAATGCAGCAGGCAATGGCTAAGTTGCAGACAGATAAACAGAATGCCGATACCAAACTTCTGACCGCTCAGGGTAAACTTGCTCTTGATCAGGCAAAGATTGATATGGATAAGGCTCGCACGATGCGTGAAGGTTTGGCTGGCGCACAAGGGCCAACTGATGTCGAGCGTATGGAACTTGCCATTAAAAACAAACTGGCCGACGCAAAAGTTATGGATACCAAGTTTAAGGGTGTCGAGCTTGGGGCGGACATGCATTCAGCCGTTATGAAAACCAAGATGGAAGAAGAAGCCCTGCTTGCAAAAGAACGCATCCAGATGGTTGATTTAGCTCAAAACATTGCCGTCCATCCTGAAAGCGAACAGGTCGTGCGCAACCTTCTTGGAAACGTAATCCCATCGATAACGAGGCAGTGATATGGATACTTTGGATCTTGCCAAGAGCGTGAAGGCAACCCCCCATAAAGCATACGGTGGACGCAACAATGAACATGATAGCACTTGGTGGCATGGTTCTGTAAGCGGAGACATGCGCGGCGGGAAGACAGGTCTTCATCTTGGCACAAAAGCAGCGGCAGAAGACGCGCTTCATTCTACCATTGGGTTTCCCGCTGAGGGCGAGTGGGACGGAACGCGTGAATACCAAAACACTAAGTTGGCAGGTAAAAAACGTATCCTTGAACGTAATAAATACGGAATAACCGGGCGCAATGTGGACGCTCCTGAAGAGGATTATTACCCTCACGAACACCCAAAAGGGCCATTAAAATATTCAAATGGTGACTCAATACCTCAGGATGTTAAGCCATCTATTAAGCCATTTCGCATTACTGGTCCAATGACAAATTCTATCCAAAAACCTCACGGGGATTGGAAGGCAAATGGCTATATGCAAGCTGCTTTGAAAAAGGGTAATGCCAAAAACGGTTATTATTATAAAAACGAAGGCGAAGACTCTGGGTCAATTTCTGCCGTTGTTCCCAATGGATCACACGTTACTCCTATTAACCCTGACATCACCAAGGCCGACGGCGGCGACGTTGAGGATTACCGTGGCGGACATCAAGCGCCTCGGCGCAGTGACGATGTGGCAGCGCCGTTGCATGACACGACTGGCGTTTATCCTGCTGATCTTTATGGTCCAAACGGACTGCATTATTATGGCGACAAAACTGATCCTATTGATCAAGAATCATATCGCCATACAGTGCGTTTAAAAGGCAGACCAGAAGCTCCTGTTAAAATTTATCGTGCTATTCCGCATGAACCATCAGCTCAAGAAAAACTTGTTAAACTTGAATCTGATATGGCTGCTTATCAAAAAAGAAGAAAGCTTCCTAAGGATGCGGGAACGACCAATGGCAGCCAATGGTATGACAATGCCTATGATTTGCGTGAAAAATTAAGAACACAACCAAATGAGGTTTCATCGTCAATTGCAACCATTAATCCGGGCGATTGGGTCACGCCATCTAGGGCTTATGCAAAAATGCACGGAGATAGTGTTCTTCGTGGAAAATATAAAATTTTAAGCAAGACGGTAAAAGCAAAAGATGTTTTTACCAATGGCGATTCATTAAATGAATGGGGTTACGATCCAGAAGTAAAGAAGGCTGCCGGAGGCACAGCCACATGGCACGACAAGCTCCGCGATCATCTTGAGGAGCATCCTGCAAAAGCAATTCATGGTATACACGTTGGCAGCAACGTTCGGTTCACTGGAGCGCTATGATGGACCCTCTCGACCTCGCCAAGGGTGTGCAGCCTATCCAAGCCTACCACGGCTCTCCGCACGACTTTGAACAGTTTGACACGTCCAAGATTGGCACTGGCGAGGGCGCACAGGCGTATGGGCATGGGTTGTATTTTGCCGAGCATGAGCCTGTGGCGGAAGGGTATAAAAATTCTGTAATAAGAAATATTGATGGATTACAAGATATTGCTAAAACGCATGGTAATCTTTCTAATGATGCCGCCAATATGCTTGCATTTCAATTTAGTCAAAACAACTTTCATGGAAAAGGATTTGATAATTGGTTGGATGACATTAAATCTTCATTAGATAAAGAATGGATACATAACGAAAGAGGCAAAAAAGCCGCACAAGAAATTTACAATAACCAAGTTGGTGCTTCAGATGCCGTTAGAAAAATGAAAAGCCCCGGACACATGTACGAGGTCGCCATCCACGCGCATCCTGATCACTTTTTGGATTGGGATAGACCATTGAGTGAGCAGAGTGAGCACGTTCAAAATGCTTTATCTAATTTTCCATCTAATCTTACTGGCGATGAAATTCATCAAAAAATGTTTCATCAATCTAGAAAAGAACTTGTTAATCAAGGTGGTGGACAAGCATACTCTGCTTTAACAGCAAAAAAATTATTAGAATCAGGTTTAAAAGGCATTAAGTATCTTGATGCAGGATCCCGTAGTGCAGCGGATCAGCCAACCCACAACTACGTCGTATTTGACCACAACCGTGTCAGCATTAAGCGGAAATACGAGCAGGGCGGTCGCGTAGCCTACAAAAAAGGTGGCAAGGTTGAAGGTGCAATCTGGCACGAAGATGATCTTGGCATGGGCGACACACCGCTACAGCCACACGCGCTTCTGCATCCATTGCCAAAAGAATACGGGTTAATCCCAGATAGCGTCATTGATGAGGCAAAAGATCTTGACAAATCAGGCACCATTCATTGGCACAAACCTGTTTCTGAACAGGAAGACGTGGTGCAAAATACAATCCGTCAACGGTTAAATGATTTTAACATTGAAGAGCGGGCCGAACGCGCCAGTGGAGGACGTGTTGCTTATAAAAAGGGCGGCAAGGTTGAGGGTGCTATTTGGCACAAAGATGATCTTAAAATGGATCAACCTATTGGCAATACACCAGAAAAAATGAGTAAAGCACGGGTTAACGTCCCTGTTCGGTGGCATAGTGCGCCCAATCATGTGTCAACTCATCTGGCATATATTACAAAAGAAGAAGCTGAACTTTTAAAAAAAGCAGACATCCATAACTCTGGCGTTCGCTATGAGCATCACATTGGTCCAGCAGGATTGCCTTCCTACGATGGTGACGGCGATGGCGGGGGTGGTGGAGACGGTGGTGGTGGCGGTGGAGAAGGCGGCGGCGGCGGTGACCAAAGTGGCGGAGATCCACGCGGCAACGAGGCGCAGCAAGCAGATCAATCTCAGCCAGACCAGCAGCAGGACCAGCAACAGCAGCAGCAGCAGCAAGAAAACTCCGCCTCCGCTCGTCAACAAGCAGAACAAGACCAGCAGCAAGCTACAACCACTGCTCAAGAATCTAAAGACCAGTCCGCTTTGGATTCGATTGGTAATGCAATAGCTAGTGGTGCATCTTCAGTTGGAAGTGCTATCGGAAATGCATTAATTTCTCCTGCAGAAGCAAAACCATTAGCTGATTTTACTCAGACAACACCATCAACAATACAAGAACCACAAGTAGTTCAACCCGCTCCTGTTTCTCAGGCAACTCTTGATCAGTTCGCGGCAGAAAAAGCTAAAGACGAAGCAGCCGCTGCAGCAGGAACCGCAATCAGTGGAACAACTGGCGCTCGTCTTCCTGACCTTAGCAACCCAACCCCTGCTCCAGAACCAGCTGCACCTCCACAACATTATGAATCAACGTTAGAACAAAATCTTGTTGAACCTGCATTTATGCAACCCGAATCGACAACTACCCCAGCGCCAAATGCAAACGTTTATATTGCTACGCCGGGACAAAAGCAGCCTGATGAAGATACCGCAGCAGCCAAAGCAGCATCCGCACAAGCCAAAGCTGGATTGTCAGTAATGAACACTGCGTTTGGTCCTGTAACTCCCGCTCCAAATGCCGATGTATCTTTGGCAACCCCCGGACCCGCTTCTGCCCCTGCACCGATTGAAGCCCCCGCACCTGTTCAAGAAACACCGCCTGCACCCGCTGTAGCTAACGTACCAATGCCAATCGCTCGGCCTGATCAGTTGGATTGGAACTCATATGCAGCGGCAACCCCGCCTGCAGAAGCTACTCCTACAACTACGACCACAACAAATAATATACCGGTTGAATCGCTTGAAGATCCGGCTTTAATCGCATCATATAATGCAAAGTACGGTTTAAATGGTCCAGTTACCGCTGAAGCCGATATGTCTTTGGGGCAACGTAACCCCTCGATTGTGGATGCAAACGGTAACGTTAATCCTATTGATCAGTTCTCAAACTTCTTAACTGATGCTTTTACGCCATCATATAATCTTGGATCTGCACAATATAACGCTTTAAACCAACCGTCTTCTTCCCCCGCAACAGGTGGATATGGTGTTCCTGATGGGTCTAACACAAACGTCAGTGGCGGTGGCAGAGATAACTTAGATGTTACACCATCCGCCCCTTCTGGTGCTGCAGGACAACCCGCATACGGAATTCCTCTATCAAAGCAAGGACCGGGCGGCGGGGAAATGCCAAAGAAAATCAAGAAGGTAATTCTTCCCAACGGTTCCATACAATATGTTGACGCTGATACGGGAAAACCACTCGCTCGTGGTGGCGTTGCAAAAAACTCTCGTACAATGCATAATAACGCAATTGTTGAGCAGGCGCTCGGCAAAGTAGGTGCGGCGCTGCCAGCACTTAACTTCCCCCTCATGGCAGCAAAAGCGGGACGCCGCTACTAACTCCTTGGAGAATACTATGTCTGAAGCCGCCAAGACTGCGCGTAATGCAATGAAGAAAAAGGCAGAGCGCCTTACTTCTACTGATCCACATGAAAAAGTTGACAGTTCAACTTGGACGCCCCCAGAGCCAGAAAATGCTGGTGTAAAGACGGGCGCTCGTCCTCTTGTAAAACGTTTATACAAGAAAGGTGGCAAGGTTGTTGGTAAAGCAGAAGGTGCAAAAGCCCAATTCCGTGCAGATCGTAAACCGCGCAAGTCCGGTGGTAAGGCAGATCACAAAGCCCCTTGGTTGGATGACTTAATCAATCGCGATGTCCGCATGGCAAATGATGTCCGTGAAGGCGTCAAGCATGTTGGTGGGTTTAAGAAGGGCGGCAAGATCCATAAGCTCGGTGGCGGTACGCTGGGTGACAACCCTGTTTCTATGCAAGATCGTTCGTTGGCCAAGGCTTCCGGCATGGTCATGAATAAGGGCGGTGTGGCAAAACACAAACATCGTGAACACCATGATGGTTCAGAAGGTAACGTAGCAGGCGCTCAGACACAGACTCCTGATTATGATACCGCAATGAAAAACGCTGCCGCTGCTATTGCTCGGTCAAAGGCAACTATGACTGGTTCAGATGCACAGCGCGCCGCTAACGCAGCTGCCTATGATAGACAGCAAGAAGCATATCAGCGTTCGTTGCCTCAGAACCGCAAGCATGGCGGCAAGACGGATGGCCATAAAGTTGATTGGCTAAAACGCGCAACTGGCGGCGACGTAGAACGCGCTGTATCGAAAATGACCCGTAGCTCGATGTACCCACGTGGTACGCAGCACCCATCTGATACGATGGAACCGGGTATGCAGAAACTTATGGGTGCAAAGTCTGGCGTAAAAACCATGAATGAACTCATGAAGCGCACCGGTAAACAGCCTGATTTTGCTTCGTTCTCCAAGGAAACTAAGGAAAAAACCGGTCGTAAGCATGGTGGCAAAACCAGTCATCCTGATGAGGCTGAAGACAAGAAGTTAATGCATAAGGTACTGAAAAAAGATGCGTTTAAAGATCGCGCTCATAAAGTTTCTGGGGGCCGCCTTGGTGATTATATTCAGTCAGCATCTTGGGACTTGGCAGCTAAAGGCACTAACCGTGGCGTAAATGAACGGAAAGAAAAAAACCGACTTCGGGGCATTCGAACTGCTGTAAATAAACTAGGCGGTGGTTATTCTAAAAATGCCGCTATGGTTCCTGCTGGTAAAAATGAAAGCATGGGCAAATATTCCGATGACGGTCCTACGATGTCTAAAAAGGAAGCTATCGATCAGATGATTGCCAAGATGCATCAGCGTATGGATGAGCGTGGTTATGCTCCCGGCTCTATGAAACGTGGCATGACTCCGGGTCGCGCAGCAGCAATGGCTACTGGTTCTGAAGATCAACGCATTAAACTTGACCAGCCAAACCTTATGTATGGAAAAGCTGCAGGCGGAAAAGCGATGCATCATGAAGATTGTTCATGCAAAATGTGCATGGGTGGTCGCATGGGCAAATATTCCGGCGGTGGCACCTTCTCTGGCAATAGCAAAGAAAAGATTCCGGGCGCAATTGGCGGTCGTCATGCTCATGCTGCAGGCGGCAAAGCTGGTAAAGGAAAAACCAATATCAATATTATTATTGGTGGGAGTGGACAGCCACAGGGTCCAATGGGATTAATGGGCGGCGCTCCGCTTCCTAACGCACCTGTTTCTCCTCGCACTCCAATGCCGGGTATGCCCCCACAGGGAATGCCTCCAATGGGTCCGGGCGGAATGCCTCCTATGGGTCCACAGGGTATGCCTCCAATGCCTCCGCAGGGTATGCCAATGGGGCGCAAATCGGGCGGTCGTGCATATCCTATTGATACGGGTGCAGGCGGTGCCAATGCTCGGTTGGAAAAAATTGACGCTTATGGTTTGAAACCACCAAAGGGTCTTAAATAATACTTTTCTCGGATGTTTTCTCCCATCCGATGAGAGGAGGGCCGGGCGCTTTTTCCCCCTCTGGGCGTCCGGTCCAGCCATTTACAGAGGGGATTTAACCAGAGGGGTCTGGAATGATAACGAATAAAGACCAGTTCGTAACAGAACTGAAAAAACTGATATCTAATGCCTACCAAAACGCTCGTGATAACGTTGCCCATGGTTCTGCAGCTTCTTTTGACGAATACAAACGTCAGATTGGCATGATTCAGGGGCTCGCTTTTGCTCTTGAATTAATCGATGAAGCAAACGATATCACAGACAAGCGTTAAGGATAGTAAAATGCCTCCTATGAAAATGAACCACGATGTAGATCCAGCGGTAGAAATTAAAAATTCTGTCGGAGATCTCAAAGACTTTGAATTGTTTAACAACCAAATACTGGTTGGCATCTACATTCGCCCTCAGAAAACTAAATCCGGCATTATCTTGACTGACAAAACGGTTGAAGAAGACCGCTATCAGGGCAAGGTTGGGCTGGTTCTTAAGGTTGGACCTACTGCATTCAATGATGAAAAAGGCGAATGGTTTAAAGGCGTGTCCATTGCTGAAGGGGATTGGGTTGTATTCCGTCCTTCTGATGGATGGGCTCTCGCTATTGAAGGCCAATCATGCCGTATTTTAGAAGATTACACTGTTCGGGCGCGTATTCAGCAGCCTGACGCTGTTTGGTAAGGATAAAAAATGGAAAAGAATGACGATACAGAACTTCAGTTAGATCTAGAGCCGATCGAAACTACCGCAAAAGAAGAAGACATTATTGTAAAACCTGTAGAAGACGAGCCAAAAGGTGAAATTACTGTCGAAGATGGCATTAATGAACTCAAAGCACGTCTTGATGAAGAGCGTAAAGCTCGTGAAAATGCAGAACGACGTGCAAAAGATGCTTACGAGCAGGTTGCTGTTGCCAAAAACGATGTCAATGACACTAATCTAAAGCTAATTGATAACGCAATTGATACGGTAAAGCGCAATGCAGATATTCTAAAGCAAAACTTGCGCGATGCTATGTCAGTTGGTGATTACGATACCGCTGCTGATATTCAAGCAAACATGACCAAGACTGAATTGGACTTGCGCCAGTTGGTTGCTGGTAAGCAACAGTATGAATTACAGGCAAAACAGCCAGCTCGTCCTGCAAATACATCATCTGATCCAGTAGAAACGTTTGCTTCGCAACTTACACGTGAATCGGCAGACTGGATTAGGGCTCATCCTGAATATGCTAAGGACGAAACTCTTAAAGCTGACATGATCGATGCTCATAACGCTGCAATGCGTCGTGGTATCAAGGCTGATACGCCTGAATATTTCTCTTATGTTGAGAAAAAGCTCGATATCCAACCTGCACGTCTTCGCGATTCAGAAGATAGTGCCATGTCTGAAGCATCCGCACCTACGCAACGCCGTTCTGCCCCACCTGCAGCTCCTGTATCCCGTTCTGGTACTGGCACGGGTGGTACGCGGTCAAATGTTGTTAGTCTTTCACGCGCTGAACGCGAAGCTGCCAAGGATCTTGGTATGTCTGACCGTGAATACGCAGTTCAAAAACAAGCCCTCATCCGTGAAGGCAAATTATCCTAATAGGAGTTACTATGAGAAACGCAGAAACAGTAGATCGGCCAAAACTTCGCCCAGAACTACGGTCTAACGAGATTGAAGAAGCCGCAAGTGTTGAAACTAATGGTTCAAAGACGGAAGATTCACGGGCTCGTGCAGCACGGCGCGCCGCAGAACTTCGTGGTCACAACAATGCCAACTTGGACGAGGGTGTTGATAAATTCGCCACTCCTAAACCACCGGAAGGTTGGTCTTATGAATGGAAAATGAAGGCTGTCATGGGTTGGGAGGATCCTTCGCATTACAATCGCATTACCGTCGGCGGCTGGGAGCCAGTTGAATCAAACCGTCATCCAGAAATGATGCCTAAAGGTTACGTTGGTTCGATCGAGCGTGAAGGCATGGTTCTTTGTGAGCGCCCTGCTGAAATTACTGAAGACCGTAAGAACCGTGACTACATGAACGCCCGTAATCAGGTTAGGATTAAAGAAGGCCAGTTGGATCCTAAGGGTAAGGGCGGTCTTATTAGTCGTGAAGATGCTCAAATTGCCCCTAAGATTAAAAAGGGTTACGAGCCAATGCCTATTCCAGATTGATCTGGTAAAGATAATGAGATGGGGGGCGTATTTGCCCCCTTTTCTTTTTCTACGTAATCTGCAATAATGCAAATTGTCTTCCCTCGGTGTGGAAGATTTGAATTTTAACCTGTTTCTGAATCGCCCCGGTGCGCGATGATTGGAACTCTCTGAAAGGAGAACCCGTCATGGCGAATACCTTTGCGCCCTACGGATTTTTACAAGCTCAGGGCGGTGCAGGCGGCGCTCCAACGTTCGCTCAATCGACCCGTCGTATTGCTTCTAGCAACACCACCCCAATCTTTACTGGTGACCCAGTACAGCCCGTAACCTCGACCGCAACTGGCTACATCACGCAGGCAACTGCTGGTGGTTCTGTCCAGCTCGCGGGTATTTTCGTTGGTTGCCAGTATTTCTCAACCTCGCAGAAGCGCACCGTCTGGTCTTCTTATTGGCCCGGCTCGGACGCTACCAGTGACGTTGTTGCATACGTCATTGATGATCCTGCAGCTCGTTTCGTTGTTCAGACTTCTGGCTCGGGTTTCCCAGTCACTGGTACTGCTACTTCGCAGACTTCTGGCGTTCAGGGTCAGCTCGTTACGTTCGCTTACTCCACGACTGGCGCAACTTCTGGCAACAGCACTGGTGGTAACAACGCAACTGGCCGCTCAACGGCTTATGTCAATGCTACCGCAACGACGAATACCTCACCCTTCATTATCGTTGACTATGCCGTTTCTTTCGGTAATGGCGGCGATCAAACCACCCAGTACTGCAACTTGTTAGTCGGCTTCAACAATGAAGTTTGGCGTAGCAACTCTGCTGTGACCGGCATCTCATAAGGAGTAATTAATCATGGCTGTTAATCTTTCACAGATTAAAGACCTTTTGCTCCCCGGTCTCCGTGGCGTTGAAGGCAAGTACGAGATGATCCCATCTCAGTACGACAAGATTTTCACTAAGCACGATTCGAAGATGGCCCTCGAACGTACCGCTGAAATGCGTTACCTCGGTTTGGCTCAGTTGAAGACCGAAGGTGGTCAGACCTCGTTTGATTCGGGCGCTGGTGAACGTTTTATCTACAACCAAGAGCATACGGAAATTGCACTCGGCTACGCAATCACCCGTAAAGCTATCGACGATAACCTATACAAGACCCAGTTTACGCCTTCGAACCTCGGCCTGATTGAATCTTTCCAGCAGACCAAGGAAATCTACGGTGCAAACCTCCTCAACACGGCTCAGACGTATAACGCTGCAGTCGGTGGCGACGGCGTATCTCTCTGCAACACTGCTCATCCTATCGATGGCGGTTCTGTAGCCAACACGCCTACCACTCAGGTTGACCTCAACGAAGCCACGTTGCTGAATGCGATGATCGCAATCCGTACGAACTTCCGCGATCAGGCCAACTTGAAGGTGTTTGCTCGTGGTCGCAAGTTGATCATCCCTCCTCAGTTGGAGCCAGTTGCTATTCGTCTTCTCAAGACTGAATTGCGTCCGGGTACTGCAGATAACGATGTCAACGCGATCATGACGACTGCTGGTGGTTTGCCAGAAGGTTATCTTGTCAACGACTTCTTGACCTCTGCCTATGCTTGGTTCTTACTTACGAACATTGATGGCCTTGCCTATATGGAACGTATTAAGTTTGAAACTGACATGCAGGTCGATTTTGTTACTGATAACTTGCTTGTAAAGGGCTACGAGCGTTACTCGTTCGGTTACTATAACTGGCGCGCAATCTACGGCTCATTCCCAACCTCGTAAGGAGAAGTTACTATGGCTGTAGACGCATTCACTGGTCCTGTCATCGCTTTTGGCCAAGCTGCCACAAGTGCTGATTACAACCCCGATATCGGCGGCTCGTCCCTGTTTTATGCAGGTGCAGGCTTCCTCGACCCACGCTTGCCTTACACCTATCTTCCGGGTGAAGCACAGTCAGCCATCGACTTTGGCTGGCTTGGGTTCGACAACATCACGACCTTGAGTGCAGTGCCTTATACGGCGGCTTCGGCAGCAATTGTTGCTTCGGCTAACCCTACAAGTGCAACGCTCTCGTTGGTCACTTCTAACTCCTCCACAACTGGCGTTTATTATTCCACGAATTTTGTTCGTGCGGATACGGGCGCAACTGACACGGTTCTGGCTACGGACGCCTACACGTCGGTCACCGCATCGTTTTCAAACGGTGTTATGACCATTACCGCGAACTCAGCAATGCCAGTTACGGCTGGTATGGTTGTTATTTCGACGGCGGGTACGGTGTCTCAGGGCGTTGCGGCTGGTACACAGATTGTATCTCAGTTGACGGGCGGTTCTGCTGGTCAGGGCGTTGCTGGTACTTACCAGACTAACAGCAACCTGACGGCTACTTCCGGCACGGTTACCTTGGCGTATCAGAACGTTCAGCAGTGCAT